TTGGTCGGTCTTCTCGGGAGATCCGGAAATTCAATTTAAATTAGACATGTTCTTTGACAAATTTGGTAGTCTACCTTTTTGGTATCAATCAATTTTTATCGGAGTCGTAGCTAGTATATACGGACTTAAGACTGCTGATATTATGAAGAAGAAGTGAAGTTCCACGAATATTGGGACAATGAGAATAAACTATTAGAACTTTCATATAAAGAATCTATTAGACAGCGGGAGGAAAGAAGATGCAAGAACAAGACAAGTGTGATAAACACACTAAAGAAAAAGAACAATCGGGGGAATGTTGTAAACAAGAAAAGCCCAATGCTTTAGATGAGTTTTGGACTAGTTTAGGAGAACCTGATAAATGCAAGAAGCCGATCCAATCAACGTAATTTTTAAATTACAAAAATTCTTAAAAGAAGAAGTAGATAACAACATATCTGTCTTAATAAGTGGTGTTGACAATATGGACACTTATAAGTATATTCTAGCTACGATTCATACAAGTGATCGGATTTTACAGGAAATCTCTAACCTGCTTAACCCCAAGGAGCCCGATGATGACAAAGTCACACGCATTAGAAAATAAGTATAAAAAAGAAAATAAGAAAGCTAAAGAAAAAACTAAGGAAACTAACTTAGACAAATTACCCACACCTACTGGCTGGCGTTTATTAGTAATGCCCTTTGCAGTCAAAGAAGAAACTAAAGGTGGAATTATTATCGCACAAGAAGCATTAAACCGAGCACGTGTATCAACGCAAGTTGGTTACGTTCTTAAAATGGGAGATCTTTGTTATCAAGACAAAGATAGATACCCTACCGGTGCTTGGTGCAAGGAAAAAGATTGGGTGGTGTTTGCACGTTATGCAGGCTCACGCATGGAGATTGATGGTGGAGAGATAAGAATGTTAAACGATGATGAGGTATTAGGAACTATATCAGATCCTGAAGACCTTATTCACGCAATGTAATCCATAGGAGGAATATACTATGCTAGACGAAGAAAAAACAATAGACGTTGGCGAAGCTAACGAACAAGAAACAACAATTGATCTGGATGCACCTGCTGCTCAAGAATCAGTTAAAGAAGAAATACACGTAGAAGAAATACCTGCTGACGAAAAACCAAGTGAAGCCAAAACGGATAAAGAAGAACTTGGTGAATACTCAGATGGTGTTAACAAAAGAATAGCTAAACTTACGCGTAAAATGCGCGAGGCTGAAAGGCAAAAAGAAGAAGCTATTACTTATGCTAAAAATGTAACTGAGGACGCTAACAAATTAAGAACTAGATTTAATAATTTAGATAATAATTTTGCCAAAGAATTTGAACAAAGAGTTACAGGTAGTACTGAGGCCGCTAAACAAAGATTAGCCGCTTCTATTGCTGCTGGTGATGTTGAAGCACAAGTTGAAGCACAATCAGAAATAGCTACTTTAGCTATGGAAAACACTAGAGTAAAACGTATTAAGCAAGAACAAGAGTATCGAGCTAACGCTCCAGCACCTGTTCAGATGCCACAACAAAGCACGCCACAACCAGCAAGACCCGACCCACAAGCAGATGCTTGGGCGTCAAAAAACTCTTGGTTTGGCTCAGATAATGCTATGACTTACACTGCTTTTGACATACACAAGAAATTAGTAGAAGACGAAGGTTTTGATCCAAATACGACAGATTATTATTCTGAAGTAGATAGAAGAATAAGACTTGAATTTCCGCACAAATTTGATAGTGTAGAGAGATCTACTGATGCACCCGTGCAAAACGTAGCAAGTGCCAAACGTCCAGCCACAAAAGGACGCAGAAAAACCGTGAGGCTCACACCATCACAGGTAGCAATTTCTAAAAGATTAGGTGTGCCACTCGAAGAGTATGCGAAACAATTAGCCGCGAAGGAGGTATAAGCATAATGACTAAAAAACAAACTGATACTAAAACAGTTAAAACTTCCCGCGTGAGCGAAACTAGGGTCAAAAATGAAAGACCTGCAGTTTGGACTCCACCCTCATCTCTAGATTCACCGCCTGCACCAGACGGGTATCGACATAGATGGATAAGAACTGAATCAATGGGTTTCGATGATACTCAAAATGTTTCAGGAAAAATGCGTTCCGGATGGGAATTTGTAAGAGCAGATGAATATCCGAATGACAATTATCCAAGCGTTGATACTGGTAAGTATGCAGGAATGATAGGAGTTGGCGGCCTTGTGCTGGCAAGGATACCCGAAGAAATCGCAAAGTCGCGTGAAGCGTACTTTAACAATGTGACTGCGGAAAGAAATGATGCAGTGAATAACGATCTTCTTAAGGAACAGCACCCAAGTATGCCGATCAATAGTGATCGACAGACTCGTGTAACTTTTGGTGGTTCAAAAGACTAAAATTTTTTAGGAATTTTTACCCATCATTTTTTTATAAACTTAAACAAGGAGAAACTTCTATGGCAAATAGAAACACAGTAGGCTTTGGTTTGAAACCGTACACTAAAACTGGTTCAAACTCAAACTCAACTGGTACAGGAAACTTTACGATGTACGAAATTGCTAATGGAAACACTAATGAGATTTTCAAGGGTTCAGTCGTTATACCACTAGCAAGTGGTTTTATCGATATCGTCGGCGCAGCTGACGGTGGAACTGTTGCACCTCTAGGTGTATTCATGGGCTGCGAATTCGTAAGTTCTACTACCGGTAAACCAACTTGGTCCAATTCATGGCCGGGTTCGGGTGCTAATTCAGATCACCCAATTAAAGCATATGTTGCTGACGATCCTAATCAGGTATTCGTCATACAATCAGATGCAACTTTAACAAACGAGGCAGGAGCAAGAGCAAGTGTGTTCTTAAACGCTGACATGATTTTAGGTACAGCTGGATCGTCCGCAAACGGACAATCTACAGCTACTCTAAGAGTCAGTACTCTAGCTACAACAGCAGGGCTTATGTTGAGACTTATGGGCTGGATCGAAGATCCGGACAATAATGACTTTGCAGCAGCCGGTGTTCCGTTGTTAGTTAGATTTACTACACATTTTAATGCAGATAGTCTTGGAATAGCGGTGGGAACACCTGCTACAACAGGCGTATAAGGAGAATAAATTATGGCTATATCACGCGCACAATTAGCGAAAGAACTTGAGCCTGGTTTGAATGCTTTATTCGGACTGGAATACAAGAACTACGAAAATCAACATTCTGAGATTTTCGATAAGGAATCATCTGACAGAGCTTTTGAAGAAGAAGTAATGTTATCTGGTTTCGGAACTGCTGGAGTTAAGCAAGAAGGATCTGCTGTCGGTTATGACGATGCACAAGAGACTTTTACTTCAAGGTACACTCATGAGACAATTGCTCTCGCTTTTTCTATTACTGAAGAAGCAATTGAGGATAACTTGTATGATAGTCTTGGTTCACGTTATACCAAAGCACTTGCAAGATCTATGGCAACAACAAAACAAGTTAAAGCTGCAAACGTACTAAACAACGGTTTTAACTCTGCTTTTAAAGGCGGTGATGGTAAAGAGCTTTTTGCTACTGACCACCCAACTTTAAACGGCACAGTTAAAAACGAACTTAGCACGGCTGCCGACCTTAACGAGACATCTTTAGAGCAATCATTAATTGATATTGCTGACATGAAAGATGAAAGAGGCTTGAAAATTGCTGCAAGAGGAGTAAAAATGATTATTCCTTCTGCTCTACAATTTACAGCTGAAAGACTGATGAAGTCTTCTCTAAGAACCGGTACTGCAGATAATGATACTAATGCAATCAAATCAATGGGGATGATTCCTCAAGGTTATGTAGTGAATAACTACCTAACTGATACTGACGCATTCTTTATCAAGACTGATGTTCCTAATGGAATGAAATACTTTGAAAGAGCAGCTTTAAAAACTGCTATGGAAGGTGATTTCGATACAGGTAACATGAGATACAAAGCTAGAGAAAGATACAGCTTCGGCTTTTCTGACTTCAGAGGTATCTTTGGATCACCAGGAACTGCTTAATTCTTAATTAAGTAACCTAATTTAAAGGGGGCTTCGGCCCCCTTTTTATTTGCATATTGCTATTTAAAAGCGTATAATCCAAACACTGCATATTTAATTTAGTTAATATAGACTCGTGCAGTAGACACTCTCAGGACTATGTTAACGGAAAAACGGAGAAACAATTATGGCAACAACAACTTTTAATGGTCCAGTAAGATCAGAAAAAGGCTTTCAAGTAGCAACTAAAAACACAGCTACAGGAGCTATTACAACTAGACAAAGTTCAGGCATGCCTGACCTAACTGGTTTATCAATCGCAGATGTAGGAACAGCAACTAATTTAACATTAGCGGCTAATACTATTTCAGTAATAAATTATACAGGTGCAGCAGCTGCAACTTGTACATTACCAGCAGCAACTCGAGGTTCAATTGTAGTTTACTGTCAATCAAAAGACACCACTGGTGGAACAGCTACATTAATTTTTGATGCAGCAGGTTCTGACGTTTGGGCAACTGGTTCAGTAATTGAATCAAGAGGTTCAAGTGAAGTAACTTTTGATACTTCTGCAGCGAATGAAACTAAAATGACTTTTACCCCAGCTAATGCAACAACTAACTTGTTAACTACTGGTGGACAAATTGTTTTCATTTGTTATGAACAAGGTACATGGCACATTGCAACAAAACTAGCAGCAGAAACTACTCAAGTTACTGGTGCATTTGTTTTCGCAGCATAATAAATAATAATTTTAGAGGGCCTAAGGGCCCTCTTAATTTAGGAGATAACAATGAGTTCAGACTTACAATCAAAATATTTTGCGCCAGTTACCGCTGCAGATCCAAATGGAATTTGTCAAGATCAAACAAATTCTAGTGGTGCAGCATTAAGTTTAAATGGCGCTTTACAATCTGCTAGTGCAACTATTCCTTTTGGAACAGGACAAGCACAAAAAATAACTATTGAAGGTAGTGGTAATAACGCCGGTATAACTTTCGCTATTGTTGGCACTGATTCAGATGGAGTAGCAAATGGTGAAACAATTACTGGACCAAACAATGCAACTGTCACTAGTGTAAATTTTTATCAAAAAATAGTGTCTATAACTTCAAGTGGTGCCGTAACCGGTAATGTTGAAGTAGGTAATGTTGGAACTGCTGTATTTACAGTTAACGTTGGTAGAACTAGATTAAAAGGTTTTACAGGAACTGGTGGCGATACTGCAGGTGACTTTATTTTTAGAAATGCATCAACAACTGGAACAGTTAAGTTTCAGCAAAGAATTTCAGGTGCTATTGAATCTGTTTCTTATTATATGCCTGAAGATGGTATTGTATTTAAAGATGGATTATACCTAGAGAGCGCTACTGACGTAGCAGACGGTATAAATATATTGTTCACAGGATAGGAGTCTAAATGGCAACTTCCGGTACTAATAATTTTGAAAGTACTTTTGTTTTAGACGAGGTATTTCAAGAGGCCTACGATCGTGTAGGTATTAAAGAAATTACAGGTTATCATTTAACTTCAGCTAGACGTTCTTTAAACATAATGTTGCAAGAATGGGCTAACCGAGGTTTACATCATTGGGAAATAGGTGATACCAGTATAGATTTAGTTGAAGGACAAGAAGAATATAAATTTTTTAGAAGCACTGCAGATGGCACAAGTGCTACAACTTTACCTACTAATGGTTTATACGGATTTGAAGATATTTTAGAAGCAACTTTTAGAACAGATAGAACTACTACTACTCAATCTGATTCTGCTATGAATAAAATTAATCGTTCTATTTATTCTGCGTTAGCTAACAAATTATCTAAAGGTACACCTAATCAATATTATGTACGTAAGTTTGCAGACTATGTTAGTGTAACTTTTTATCCAACCCCGGATGCAACTGCGGCGGCACAAAATGCCCATATATATTTTGTTAAAAGAATCCAAGATGCAGGAGCCTATACTAAGGAAGTAGACGTCCCTTACCAGTTTGTACCATGTATGGTATCAGGCTTAGCTTATTATTTATCACAAAAGTATAACCCACAATTAGTACAACAAACTAAGGCTTTATATGACGAAGAATTATTAAGAGCTTTAACTGAAGATGGTTCTTCAACTAGTACTTTTATAACACCGGCGATTAATTATTATGGCTAATTTTGCAAGAGGTAAAAAAGCATTAGCAATTTCTGATAGAAGTGGCATGGCTTTTCCATACAATGAAATGGTTAAAGAATGGAATGGTGCATTTGTACACTTTTCTGAATTTGAAGAAAAACACCCACAACTACAACCACGCGCTAGAATTAATGATCCACAAGGTTTAAAAAATGCTCGTCCAGCAAGAACAGAAAATCCGTCATTAAGATTGTTAGAGTTAAATCCATTTGAAACAAGAGTTGCTGGATCTGGAGACATAAATGTATTTGAACCAGGACACGACAGAACAACTGGCGACACGGTAAGATTTTATGGACCAGCTACAACTGGAACCGGAACTAATCCGCCAACTGATACAACAACTTTAGTTAGAAGCTATGGTTTACCATTAAGTTTTGATGGTGTTACCGGTGCTAACCTTGGTCGTGCTGCAGGCTACACTATTACTTTAGGTAGAAAAGATGCTAGCGGTAATATTAAAACTACGCCAGCAGATGAAGACACAAGAACAAATTTTTATCATTTTACAGTTGCAACAAACACTGCTACAACTGGAAGTATAAATGGTGGGGGCGATTTAATTTCATCGGGTCCCGTAACATTAGTAAGTTAGGATTATATGGCATTTACATTAGCAACACTAAGAACTGCAATTAGAGATTATACTGAAGTAGATAGTAATGTACTAACTGACAGTATTCTTAATACCATTATTTTAAATGCTGAAGCTAGAATATTTAGAACCGTAGATGCTGATGCTAATAAGTTTTATGCAACTTCAGAAACGGTTATTGGAATTAGATATGTGACAGTGCCTACCGGCACGAGAATTATTAGGTCTATTCAAATCACTAATCCTACTACTTCTGATCAAGTATATTTGAAACAAGTAGATCAATCATTTTTAGCAGAATATGCTCCAGATTATGATAATGTTAGTGATAGAGGAATACCAAAATATTACGCACATTGGGACGAAGATAACTGGGTAGTGGCGCCAACGCCAGATGCAGCTTATTCTTTAACCATGGCTTATGTAAAACACCCAGAAACCATTACTACTAGTGAAGGTTCAAGTACTGATTTATCTACTTTTACCCCAGATTTATTATTATACGCATGTTTAGTTGAGACATTTAAATACTTGAAAGGTCCTGAAAATATGCTACAACTATATGAAGCTTCTTATGCAGAAGCGGTACAAACGTTTGCAGCCCAACAACAAGGGCGTAGACGCAGGGACGAATACAGAGATGGTGCAATACGTATCCCTATCCAATCACCATCACCATAAAAATTTTAAGGAGACAACAATATGGCAAATATTATACCTACAGCTTTTAAAACAAACCTTTTATCAGGCACACATGACTTTGCAAATGGCGGAAATAGTTTTAAATTAGCTTTGTATACCGCTAATCCGTACAGTGCTTCGTCTACAGTCTATCTTGCTGGAACCGGTAATGACGAAGTTAGTTCAACTAATACAAGTTATACTGCTGGTGGACAAACATTAGATAGTCAAGCGGTAGCAGCAACTAGTACAACAGCACACGTTGATTTTGCAGATGAAACTTTTTCATCAGTAACATTGACTGCGGCTTTTGCAGCTATTTATAATGACACTAATAGTGATAAACTTTGTTTGGTATTAGATTTTGGTGGAAATAAAACTGCAACTAACGGCGACTTCGTAGTGCAATTTCCAACAGCTAATGCTTCTGACGCTATTATTAGAATAGCATAAAGGATAAATAATGGCTTTAGTCTTAAACGACAGAGTAAGAGAAACTAGTACAACTACTGGCACAGGTGCAATGGCACTTGGCGGTGCAGTTGTTGGGTTTCAAACTTTTGCCGCAGGTGTTGGTAATTCTAATACTTGTTACTATGCTATTTCTTTACGAGGTGGCGCTGAATTTGAAACTGGTTTAGGCACACTAGACGGGGACAGTTCTGATCTAACTCGTACAACAGTATTCCAAAGTTCTAACAGTGATAATGCAGTTAGTTCTTCCTCCC